TACTGTTTCTAATCTTGTATTATCCTACACAGGTTCAATATGGCAAGCCATAAGTACAGGTGTTGGGTTACAAGTAATTAATAACTTATCTGATGTAAATAACGCAAGCACTTCAAGAACTAACTTAGGTGTGGCTATTGGTACGAACGTACAAGCATTTTCATCTGTTCTTGCAGCTACGACTGCGTCCTACACTACTGCTGAAGAATCTAAGTTAGCGGGTATCGAGACTGCTGCAACTATAGATCAAACAGGTGCTGAAATTAAAACTGCTTATGAAGCAGAATCTAATGCGTTTACGGATACTCAGTTTACTAAACTATCTGGTATAGAAGCTTCAGCAACAGCAGACCAAACAGCAGGTGAAATTAAGACTGCTTACGAGAGTAATGCAGACACCAACGCTTTTACAGATGCTAACAGCACTAAGCTAAGTGGTATAGAAGCTAGTGCAGACGTAACAGACGCTACTAACGTAACTGTTGCGGGTGCGTTAATGGATAGCGAAGTAACTAACCTAGCCTCAGTTAAAGCATTTGACTCAACTGACTACGCTACCGCTGCTCAAGGGACATTAGCTGATAGTGCAAACCAACCGGCTACGACAGTAGCTAAGACCGCTGCTACAGGCTCTGCTGTAATGCCTACAGGTACTACAGCACAGAGAAATGGCTCACCTAGTGCAGGTAATCTCAGATTCAACTCTACTGATACTTCTTTTGAGGGCTACGATGGCTCTGCTTGGGGTGCTATTGGAGGCGGAGGTGGTGCTTCTGGCGGAGGTTCTGATGCTATCTTCTACGAGAATGGACAGAACGTAACTACTGACTACACAGTTGTAGCAACTAACAACGCAATGAGTACAGGCCCAATAACAATTGATAGTGGCGTAACAGTGACAGTAAGTACTGGCGCACGCTACGTTGTAATCTAAAAGGAATATTATGGCAGTTATTATTGATGGCAGTGCATCCGCAACATTTGCAACACCTCTCCCAGTTACTGAAGGCGGTACGGGTAGTTCAGTAGCGGCAGCTTTTGGTAGAGTAGTCCGAACAGCAGGTAACATTACAACCACAAGTACATCGTTGGTTGATGTAACAGGTGCTACAGTGACGATCACTACTGGTGCTTTTCCGGTGGCTTATGGGGTAGCAAAGAGTTTTCAGCACGGCTCATTAGCAGGCAATATTTATTTTAATATTGATATAGATGGTGTAAAGCAGATAGGGAGCCTTGGTATTTACACCAATGCTTCTACAGCTGGCTATACCCAGAACGGATCATTTACTGGAATAAGCGTAGCATTAACCGCGGCCGCGCACACTATAAAAGAAATGTGGTCTGTAAATACAGGAACCGGGACGATTATAGCTAACTCTGTAAACAGCCACCTATTCTACGCACAGGAGATTAGATAATGCACATCACTCACGAATTACTGATTGACTGTTCTAGCATTACTGCCACTGAGTGTAGTGACAAATGCCTAGAAGCTTTAGGACATGGAGTAGACTTCAATCTTAAAGCATCTACCGCAACAGACACTTGTCACGGTTCAGTAAGCATAGATCATGGTACTCCGCATATCATAACAGTCGAGTGCTACGAACACGACGAAGCTCCGACAGCAGTTATGTCGCATAGTGTTATGGCGGGTAGACAGTCTACATTGGCTTGTTGTGAATCTATGCCCACAGAGCAAGAGATAATTGACAGGCTCAATACATTAAGAATGGAGCAACCTAAATGAGCAAGATTGCATTAACACCAAACGCTTCTGGTTCAGGTGTCTTCACAGTTGCTTCACCTAACTCTAGTACTGATAGAACTCTGACGTTACCTGACGAGACAGGGACTGTTGATACGTTACAGAGAGCTGGTAATGTAATTCAAGTAGTTAACTTTCAGACAGGTGCTGTGGATACTGGTACTACTATAGCCCCTTGGTATGATGATGGCGTGCCGCAAAATACAGAGGGTACAGAATTTATGACTCTTGCTATTACTCCTACAAGTGCTACTAATAAACTAAAAATTGAAGTAAGTATACAAGTATCAAATTCGAGTGAAGAATGGATATTTTCAGGACTATTCCAAGATACAACAGCAGCAGCCTTAGCTATAGTTATTCAATACCAGCCCACCCTAACTGCCATAACTAATCAAACTATTATCCATAATATGACCTCTGGCACAACAGCAGCAACTACATTTAAATTAAGGGCAGGTGCTAACATTGCAGGAACAACAACATTTAATGGAAATAATGCTGCAAGAAGGGGTGGTGGCACAATGATTTCCTCAATAACAATCACGGAGTATGCAGTATGATTAACATAGGAGCCGTAATAGGTTGGAAGTTTAATCATCAATCAGGCATGAGTACGAAGGACGGAAAGATAGTGGCCTTCCCTGGTGGTATCCCAAGCCAATCAGATCAAGACTTATGGACTGCTGAGTATGATGCTTATGTCCTATCTAACGCTTACTCAGAACTACGCAGAGCTAAGTACAACCAGCTCAACCAAGATGAGATGCGTTTTGATGACTTAGTTAACTCAACAACCACATGGCAAGACGCTATTGTTGCTATCAAACTGGAGTATCCTAAATGAGTATAGTAGCAGTAGGAGCAATCACTGATGAAGCGGGCGGCGCAACAGCTACGATAAATACCTACACACCTACAGCCAGTAACATGGCAGGTCGAAACCTCTTATTTAACTCAGATTTCAGAATCAATCAGCGAGTTTACGTCTCAGCGGCAACTCTTGCGTCAGGCACTTATGGTCATGACCGCTTTAAATCGGGTGCATCAGGAGGTGATTATTCGTTTACTCAGCTTAACTCTAGCACGCAAGTAACGATTGCTTCAGGTAAGAGCTTGATTCAAGTCGTTGAAGATAAAAACGTGGTCGGAGGCAGTTACGTATTATCTTGGACAGGTACAGCCGAAGGCCGTGTAGGGGTTGATTCTGCAACACCAGCAGGGGCATTTGCTGTTAGTCCTATTCTAATCACTGGACAGACTGCAGGTACAACCATGAGCGTTGAGTTTGACGAAGGTACTTTAGGAACTATACAACTAGAAGAAGGCTCAGTAGCCACACCTTTTGAGCATAGAAGTTACGGTACTGAGTTGGCGTTGTGTCAGAGATACTTACCTGCATTTCGAGGGACAACTACCAATACGCCATTAGGGGCAGGTTACTGTCCAAACTCAGTACTAATAGACGTGGTAATTCCATTTGTAGTACCTACGAGAGCTGACGTAACGGGTATAGTTATCTCAGCCGCAGGGGATTTCAGCCAAAATATGCTTTCGGATGCCATAACTGCCGTGACGATAAATAGTGTAGGAAACACCTCTTGCAACGTAAGGTTTACAACTACAGGGGTTGCATCGTTTCAGGCGAATGCTATTAGATTGAATACGGCCAGCGCATTTATCTACTTCACGGGAGCAGAGTTATGACCATCTGGAAATACACTGATGCAACGCAGCGCGTGGTGTCGCGCACTCTGGCTAATGGTAATATGGAATCTTGCATAGTGGAGGCTATTGCGGAGTGGCTCTCAGATGGTAACACACCTGAGCCCGCAGACATACCTACACCTCCTACCTATGCAGAACTGAGAGCAGCAGCCTATCCACCGGCAACTGACTACCTAGATGCTATCGTTAAAGGTGACACAGTACAGGCACAGGCTTACATTGATGCGTGTCTAGCAGTTAAACTAAAATATCCTAAATGAAACGTAACTTGTTTAACGAGTTGAAAGAAGCTTTCAAAGCGCTTACCGAGAGGAAACTAAAATGACCACCTGGGACGTTGTACAACTAGATAGCAAGACATTTGTAACAAACGTACACTGGACATACTCAGACGCTGACGGTGAGTTCAGTAGCCATGCTGAGGATGTAGTAGCCTCTCAGATTGCATTCTCTAAAGAACCTGTAACACCTTGGTAACAATAGATGGCTCGATTAAAACTAGAAACCACACGCCCGCTACCTAAACGCAGTAAGTTAAGTAGACGTAAAAAGAAAATCAGGATCGCTAAGAAACGATCTAACTCGAGGTAAAGCATGGACAACAACGACAAGCAGTTAGGTAGACTCGAAGCTCAGGTAGAATCTCTACAGCGTCAGATGGAGCAGTTAAGCATAGACGTTAGATGTCTGTCTAATCTGATGTCTAAGTGGAAGGGTGCAGGTGTTTTACTGCTGATACTGGGTGCTTCCTTCGGATGGCTTGTTGATCTTATCATTAAGAGATGAGCATAAAGTCCTTGACATTACTATCAGTCTGTGGTATAATACTTATACAAGGATGTACTGCACTAGGTCTTGTAAAGGCAGTTCTACCAGGTAACTCAGGGACTAGTGTTGATGTTAATGCTCAGGTAGGTAAAGAGAACACACAACAAGTAGTTGCTAATCAGCAGAACACCAAGATCGAAGGTGAGAATGTTAATGTAAGTCAGAAGGAAAATGACACCAGCATTAACACATCAAAGGTAGACAGTCTAGTGCAGAATAACACTAACGTACCCATGTGGTATTTATTGTTATTGGTACTAGGTTGGTTATTACCCAGCCCACAAGAGATATGGGCAGGCTTTGTCAACTCAATAGAGAGATTAATTCATGGCAAGAAACGTAACAGCCGTAAAAACAAGAACAAACGATAGCGCAAAGGTTGATATGTATACTGTACCAGCAAAGAATACTGCTGAGATACACATGATTTATATCTTAGCCAGTGCTGGTAACGAAGATGCTGACTTGTATTGGTACGACAGTGCTACAACAACAGAGTACCCACTAGCTCACGCTAAAACATTACAGTCTACTAACGGTGAGTATTTATTGCTAAATAACTTACAGATAGATTTAAAAGAAAACGACATACTCAGAGTAAAGAATAGTGGCACAAGCAGCACCATAACTTACATGGTCAGCATGAATTTAGCACCTTCAATCACAACACAATTCCATAACTAAGGAGATAACAATGTACGGATACGGTAAAAAGAAGAAAGCACCTGCACCTCGACCAAAACCTAAGCCTAAGAAGTAATGGCTAAGGGTGTAAAGCATTACTTAAAAGAAGGAAAAACTTGGTCAGGTAACTACCACAAAATGCCTGACGGTAAGTTACATACTAACAAGTCACATACAGCGACCAGTAAACCTTTGTATCATTACGGTGATCTTTCAGCTACTGCGAAGAAGAAAGCTAGAGGATAAGAATGAATTATTTAGAAGTTGTCAACAATGTATTAGTAAGACTGAGAGAGGCTGAAGTAACTGCTCCGACAGATACGCCTTACTCTAAACTAATCAGCACCTTTGTTAATGATGCTAAGAGACTGGTAGAAGATTCTTTTCAGTGGAACGTATTGACAGAAACACTAACAGTCACTACCTCTAATGATCTCTTTAACTACGTCCTTACAGGGGCGGGTCAACGCTTTAGGGTGATGGATGTTATTCACGCTGAAGAAGACTACTTCTTAAACCCTAAGACCTCTAGTCAGATGAACTCGTTTCTATTGAACAACAACCCACAAAGAGGCAGCCCAACATTCTATAACTTCAATGGTGTAGACGTTAATGGGGACACACAGGTAGATTTATTTCCTATCCCTAATGGAATACAAAACATTTACTTTAACTTATACAAACCACAACCTGCACTAACAGATGCTTCAACTACCTTACTGGTTCCCAGTGAGCCTGTTATTAAATATGCCTATGCAATGGCTGTAGCAGAGCGTGGTGAAGACGGAGGACTATCAGTACAAGATGCATCAGCATTGGCTGATCTATCACTAGCAGACCACATAGCTATGGCTGAGAGCAGACAGAACGACCAGTACATCTGGGCAGCAGTATAATGGCAGGTCAACTACAGTCCTCTTCAATATCAGCACCAGGCTTTCTTGGTGTTAATACACAGGAGAGTAGTGTTGATTTATCTTCTGGTTATGCGCTAGAAGCCTACAACTGTGTGATTGATAAGTTTGGTAGGATTGGAGCCAGGCGTGGATGGACTAAAGTAAACAGTGCTTTAAATACTGACTTAGCTTCTAACAAAGTAGAGTTCTTGTACAACCTTCCTAACCCTGATGTTACATTCGCAGGTGGTAACAATAAATTATTCACACGAGCAGGTGGTTCTGCTACCTTAGTTACTGCTGTTGACGGTACAGTAGCTGACGCAGCAGGTACAGGTACAACTGCTTACACCATTACAGCTAACGAATGGATGGGTGCTAGTATTGTATTTGGTGAAGGACCAACTGCTAAACCTCATGCTTACTTAGCACAAGCCGGACACCTCCCTTTAGTCTATCATCAGCTTGGAGCAGATCATGCACATACAGGTGCTTATGGTTTTAACTTACTTAGCGATGCTGGATCGGTCCCTACTACTTATGCTTCTGCTAGTGATTTTAAGCCTAACATAGTTATAGGTGCTTACGGTAGAACATGGTGGGCTGACATTGCTAACGATAAACAAACACTATATTTCAGTGCTTTACTCGATGGTACTAACTTAGCAACAGGTGACTCAGGTTACTTGTCATTGGTTGATGTCTTTCCTAACGGAGATGAGATAGTAGGTATTGCACCGCACAACGGTTTCTTAATTATATTTGGTAAAAGAAACATTGCTATCTACGCTAATCCTATTGATGTAACTACACTGGTATTGTCTGATTTAGTTGCTAACATCGGTTGTATTGCTAGAGACAGTATTGTCAACACAGGTACAGACGTTATGTTCTTGTCTGAGTCTGGTGTAAGAAGTCTGTCACGAGTTATCCAAGAAAAGTCAGCACCTATCAATGATGTATCGTTTAATGTTAGGGATGAGCTAGTAGCTTTTGTAGAGTCAGAAACCAACAGAGAAAAGATTAAAGCTACCTACTATCCTAAAGATGCTTTCTATCTGTTAACTTTACCTACTTCTAAATATGTATATTGTTTTGATCTAAGAGGCAGACTAGAGAATGGAGCAGCACGGGTAACCATCTGGGATGGTATTGAACCTGCAGCATTACACGTTACCTACACAGGTGATTTGTTTGTAGGTAAAGAAGGTTACATAGGTAAGTACTTTGGATTTACAGACAACGCAGATACATACAGACTCAGGTACTACACAAACTTCTTTGACTTAGGTGCGCCTACTTCATTAAAGTTTCTAAAGAAAGCTAACTTTGTAATTGTAGGCGGTATCGGACAAAACGTAGCTTTAAAGTATGGCTTTGATTATATCAACTCATACCGTTCTATAACTAAACAACTGAGAACAGGAACAGTATTTCAATATAATATCGGTGAGTATGCTATTGCAGAATACTCTAGTGGTTTAGTGTTAGAAGAAGTTCAGTCAAACTTAGGTGGTTCAGGTTCTATTATGCAGTTAGGTTTTGAAGCAGATATAAACACTGCTCCACTGTCAATACAAAAGATAGATATTTATGTTAAAGCAGGTAAAACAATTTAAGGACAAGTATGAGTAACTATACAAAAGCAACTAACTTTGCACAGAAAGATGGACTATCATCGGGTGATCCAAATAAGATTATTAAAGGTTCAGAGATTGATGCAGAGTATAACGCTATTGCTGCTGCTATCCAATCTAAAGCTAATCTAGATGGTCCTACATTTACGGGAACACCTAACACTCCTACAGCTACTGCTGGTACATCCAGCACACAGATAGCTTCTACTGCTTTTGTTACAAGTGCTGTAACTACCGCTACTGGTAGTTTGGGTACTATGTCTACACAGAACTCTAATGCAGTCAGCGTTACTGGAGGAACCTTGACGGGGACTACTGTTAATACTGTAACTGTAGGCACTAACGCAGCAGGAGCAAGGACTGTTTCTACAGCATCTCCTTCAGGTGGATCAAACGGTGACATCTGGTATAAATACTAATGACTTTACACGTTAACAATGCAGGAAGTTTTATAGAGCCTGACGAAGTTTTTGTCAAGGACGGTGGTGTATGGAGAACCATCAAAGAGACTCATGTTAATGACAATGGAACATGGAGAAAGATTTTTCCTGTAGCCGGTAATCAAACATTTACTTCAGGGACTTCATCATTTGTAGTTCCTCAGGGTGTGTATTCAATAAACACAACTCTTATTGTAGGCGGTGGAGGCGGTGGTGCTTCTCTTTGGTTTTGTGGTGACGGTCACTCAGGAGAAGGTGGAGGTTCCGGTGGATATAGGCAGAACGTAAGTATATCAACCACACCAGGTGAAACTTTAACAATGACTGTAGGTGCAGGCGGAGCTGGTGGAAATTTCCCAGGTGTTTGTGCAGGTTCTGCGGTAGGTGCTAGTGGAGGTACTTCTTCAATAAAGAGAGGTGCTACTGCACTAACAGACGCTACTGGTGGTATTAGAGGTGATACGTTTAACAGTAATTGGAGTTTTGGTGCTGGTGTTGGTGGCCCTGGTGGTTCTCCAAACGGTGTAGCTGGTTCTGGTTCTCCAGGATTTTATAGTAACAATCAAAATGGCCCTGGAGGAAGTAACGGAACAGGTTATGGTACTGGCGGTATTGGTAGCGGTGGTGGTACTGGTAGCGGTGGTGGTGTAGGAATAATACAAATATCATGGTAACAGAGTTTGTAGATAAAGAGACACAAGATAAACGTAAAAGTATTTGTAATGTGTGTGACCAGAGTAAGTTAGGATTTTGTACAGAGTGTGGTTGTGTGATTATTACAAAAGTTATGTGG